GGATTTACAGGTGCAACTACTCAAAGTATATCACCGGTTGATATTCTCAAAGAAGCATTATTCAAGTTTCAATTAGAAAGAAATAGTTTTGCAAACACAGCATATGAACTATCATTAGTCGCTTCGGCAAGTACCAACGGTGCCGACATGTATGGTTCTATGGACTGGGAAGAAGTCACAAGATAACAAAAACTAATAGGAGAGTAACATGTCAATTTTTAACGACAAAGCATTGAAAAGTGTAGCAGAAGCAGCAGCAAAGATCATGGGAGAACAGTTGAAAGGTAATCAGCATAAGATTGATGCCAACAAAAATGGCAAAGTCGATGCTCATGACTTTAAACTTTTACGTGCTGGTAAAAAGCCAAGTATGAAGAAAGAAGATGTTGAGCAACTTGATGAAGTTGGTGATACGCCAGCAGGCAGAAAAGCACTCAGCAGTTATGTAAGCAAAGCACTTGGTGACAAAAATCGTGAGAAAGGTCTGCGTAAAGCAACATCACGCCTGTATAAAGACAATTATTATGGTAAGAAAACAAATGAAGATGTTGAAGTAACAGAGCAAGAACAATTGAATGAAGCATTTCCAACTGTAGCAGACGCTAAGAAGCGTATGGATTCTGGCAAAACTCAACACGGCTCTGTAACAAAGACTGCTACAGGTCTTGTTCATAAGCGTGATTTTGAACACAATGCAGAAGATGATGACCATCCAGAAAAAGTTGGTCGTCCAAAAGGTTATGGCGCCCGTCAGAACTACAAGCGTTCAATACGTGTCAATGAAGAACTTTCATTCACAGAAATGCTCGAACTGTACAATGAGCATGGTATCAAAGTTTTGGCACCAATTGAAAAAGAAGAAATGAACATTGACGGCACAACAATTGAAGTTATTGATGCTGACAAAGTAAATGGTTTTGTTGAAACTACCGTTGAAGAAGAAGTTACAAACGACCAGTTCACAAAAGAATTTGAAGATCAAAAAGCAAGTTTTGAAGGCAAAAAGCCACAACCAAAAGTTGCTGCTGGTAAAACAACTGGTGTAAAAGAAATGCCGGAATCAGTTGAACTTGATGAGCGTACACTGACAAAGGGTGAAGCAAAGAAAAAAGAAGATTATGTTATGGGTATGAAGAAAGGTCTTTCTGGCTTCAAACAGCGTTATGGTGAACGTGCTAAATCAGTAATGTATGCAACTGCAACCAAGATGGCCAAAAAGGACTAATCATGTCAGTCGCAGATAAATTACATCAACGACAAATGGCTCTACGTAAGAAGTCGGGACTACCACATCCCGACTATTACAAAGAGTTAGGACATTCTTACAATATTTCTGATGATAAAGAAAGACTTGCAAAGCAATCTGAAATCAAAAAGAAATATAAAGTTGAATCGGTCGAACAACTTGATGAAATGCCAGAGTCAAGCATGAAAACACGGGATGTTCATGCTCACTTGAAAAAATCAGGTTGGACATTGAAGCGTACTGGTGGTGGTCATGATGTTTATAGTCACCCAAAATCAAAAGAACACATTGCTGTTCCAAGACACAAACAACTAAAAGCACCATTGATTCGTGGTATCATGAAAGCATCAAGAGTTACTGAAGAAACTGAAATTGAAGAACAATTGGAAAAGAAAGGACGATTTGTGTCTGGACCACCTAAAAAAACATTCAAAGCACCTACGATTGTATCACCAATCAAAGAGGCAAAAGACGCACGTGAGTATGATTATGAAGGTGACATGGCAATGTCACAACTTCGTTCATTGATTTTCAATGCTGAAGACATGATAGACTTAATGGATGAAAACACTAATCTACCAGAGTGGGTGCAATCAAAGATCACTCTGGCAGAAGATTATATTTCAACAGCAGCAAACTATCTGCGTGGTGAATTGACTGAAGAAGTGAAAGATGAATATGCACGTAAGGTTGACAAATACTTGAAAAAGAAGCATTCATCCGATGATTCTAAAAAGAAACAACCACAGGGTTCATTCTTTGCAGCACAAAGACGTAAAGAAAGACTTGCAAAGAATGGTCGTATGGATGAAGGTACACTCCAAGAAGGTCGTCCATCTCAGCGACATCCATTAGAAGGTCATGAGTATCATAAGAAATCGGATGAAGCACTAATTCACATTGCCAAAGATGCACATGAAGCAGCAGAAGCAATGAAAGGTCACAATACACAAGCAGAAAACAAATATCGTGACCAAGCAAATGATTCAGCAACAGTTCGCCATTTTCGTAAAAAGAGTGGTATGCCTGACTGGTACAAGAAGAAGTATGGTCATGTAAAAGAAGAGATTGAATATCTGGAAGAAAAGAATGTTCCAACTTCTCCAGAAAAATGGGCACAAGCCAAAGCACAAGCAAAGTCTAAGTTTGACGTATATCCATCAGCATATGCTAACGGTTGGGCTGCAAAGAAATACAAAGAAATGGGTGGCGGCTGGAAATCTGTGAATGAGAATACTGACGATCCAAGTGCAGCAGCAAGAACTCTGTCACGCAAGGCTCAGATTGTTAGGGATGCTGCAAAAGGCCGAAAGCAAGATCAAGAACAGGCATCGGATAAGTTTCAAAAAGACCCCGAATTGTCTAGCGATATACAGAAAACATAAATAACTAATCAAAGATTTATAGGAGAAAAAAATGCCACTTTGGGGAAATGTAGACGCATCTAACAATGCTCCAAACTTTTCGGGTTTGACAGGTTACGACACATCAACTACTGGTGAAAGTCTAGCCAACTCAGAAACTACGTCAGTATTTTCAAATACTTACATGAGTGCAACCCGCACAAATGTAGAGTTTGGTGTATTTGGTATTGATGCAACAGAAGAAGGACTTATTACTGATGGTCAGCCAACACACGCTGGTTGGGTAGCACGTACTAAAGGTTCAGGTCCAGTTGATTCTGTAACAGCAAATACTAATGCTGTAGGTCCAGCAGCATCAGCATGTACGTATACACTTATACTGTCTGGTGGTGGTACGAACAATACTTCAGCACAAGTTTCTGTAACAACCGCTGCTACTGGTAGAATTACGGCGGTTACAGTTACAAATGCTGGTTTGTACACGGGCACACCAACAGCAAATACGTTCGGTAATACAGCATTCACATTCACAATGGGCGGTCGTAACGGTCGTACCACATTTGAAACCCTAGTTGCTATGGGTTCAATGGAAGGTGATGCCTCCGACGATGCTATTGCACCTGACGCTTAATTGAGAGTGGGCTACCTTCGGGTAGCCCGTTTATATAATGTCTTTTGAGAATCTAACCGATGATAATATAATGTTATATGCTGCAAAGGCCTATGATAGGCCTAACTGCATCATGAGCGAATTCACTGAAGACATGAAGCGATTGAATTATCTCAAACGATTGTTCAGGCGTTATTCAAAACATGGTGAAATGCGTGAACGTTTGATACTAAATCATATTGTTGTTCTATACAATATTTTTGGTCCTGAAGTGTCAACAAGAATAATGTTTTACCATACCAATAAAGACGACTATAGTATACTCAAAACATACTTGTTGTTTTTAAATCTCATGCCCGAAAAAGTTCGTGGCATCAACAATACGGACATTCTATCATCAGATATATCAGTTGATATGAAAGTCGCAGAGGTTTTAAGAAATCTAAAATGATAATCGGACCAGGAATTACAATTGGCGGCGGCATCTATGTTGACTCACAGATAGGTTCTGGAGGCGGTGGTGAAATTGTAACTTCAGGATTACAATTATATTTGGATGCAGGTAATGCTTCTAGTTATTCAGGTTCGGGAACCGATTGGAATGATTTGAGTGGTAATAGTCGCAATGGTACATTAACGGGTGGACCAACTTATAGCAGCGCAGATGGTGGTTCTATTGTGTTTGATGGAACTAATGATTTCGTTCAATGCTCAGGTTCTCTTACTGTCACAGCAGCAACTTTTGTAACTTGGATAAGAAGAAACGGAAATCAAGGCCAATATGATGGTATTTTATTTTCCAGAGGAACAAGTGTTACTGGAATGAATTTCTTTTCATCTAATCAACTTGGTTATCATTGGAACAATGTTGTTAATACCTACAATTGGTCTAGTGGATTAACAATACCAGATTTGACATGGTGTATGGTCGCAGTTTCCGTTACCAGCACCTCAGCAACAGCATATCTGTGTCAATCCAGTGGAATTACCTCTGCCACTAATATTGTATCCCATACAAGCACTACTCTGAACGATATAAAAATTGCTCAAGAAGACTTTGGCGGTAGATTTTTCAATGGCAACATAGCAATTACTCAACTTTATGACATCGCCCTATCAGCAGAACAAATTTCGCAAAATTTTGAGGCAGACAGAACACGGTTTGGAGTATAAATATACCTATGTCTAACGAATTCAAACAAAAATGTGGTCAAGGTTATTATTGGTGTTCTACCGATAAAACTTGCAAGCCACTCGAAGAAGATGCTGGCGCCATGGGTGGTGCTCCAGCAAATGCCGTTGGTGGCGGTGCGATTGCTGGTCTTGGTGTAGGACCACAGGGTGAACCTGGCGTAAAGAAACGCAAGACAGCAACATTCATCTCATTTATAAAGAGAAAGTCAAATGTGGCTTCTTAGTTTTCTACCATCAGGCTTTCTTCTATTCATCATCAACACTGTTTTAATCTGCGGTGCCATTGGTGCCGTATTGGGATTTTTAGGTAGTAGACTGCCATTTATTGGCAACTATGGAAACGTAATCAAATACGTTTCCATAGCATTACTTTGCATCGGTATATACTGGAAAGGAGGCTATAGCGTCGAGCAAGAATGGCGCCAAAGAGTGGCTGAATTAGAGGAGAAAATAAAAGATGCAGAAGCGAAATCACAGCAGACAAATGTTGTTATCGAAACGAAAATCCGAGAGAGAACAAAGAGAGTCGTTGAAAAACGAGAGATTGTTGTCCAAAAGATTAAAGAAGTGGAAAAAGTTATTGATGCAAAATGCGAACTTGATCCTAACGTAGTAAGTATTTTGAACGAAGCAGCCAAGAAGCCATGAAAAAATTACTTATAGTTTTATTGATATCGGGCTGTAGTACAACAGTACCAGTGGCTCGCAAGTTTCCCGAAATGCCAGAATCATTAGGGAGACCTTGCCCGCCACTGACGAAAGTGCAAGAAGGCACGACCAAACTGAGTGAAGTGATTACGGTCGTATCTGATAACTACATGGAGTATCATAAGTGTAGTGACAAAGTTGACATGTGGATAGAATGGTATAGATTACAAAAGGAGATTTTTGATTCCGTAAAATAATACCTGAGGAAAAACATGGAACTCACAAAAGAACAATTAAAACAATTACTACCAAAGAACCCATATATTGATCAGTGGCACAAAGCATTAAGCCAATTACTTCCAGATTATGAAATCAATACGCCACAACGCATAGCATCGTTTATTGCTCAGTGCGCCCATGAGTCTGGTGGTTTTGTTTTTCTTACTGAAAACTTGAACTACAAAGCAGAGAGCCTGGTAAAGATATTTGGAAAATATTTTCCAGATATGGCAACTGCAAAAGCATACGAAAAGAAACCAGAAAAAATTGCAAATCGTATCTATGCCAATCGTATGGGTAATGGCGACGAAGCATCTGGTGATGGATTCAAATATCGTGGCCGTGGATTAATTCAACTGACTGGCAAAACAAACTATACTTGGTTTGCCGCCTCATTAGAAATAACACCTGAAGAAGCAGCAGAATATACACAAACATTCGAAGGCGCTGCACAGTCTGCATGTTGGTTTTGGGAAACAAACAAAATCAATCAGTGGGCAGACAAAGGTGACATTCTTACAATGACCAAGAGAATCAATGGTGGCACCATAGGACTTGAAGACCGTAAGAAACATTACGAACACGCACTTCACGTTCTGGGAGTACACTAATGAAATATCTAGCACTTCTATTGCTTCCATTATTGGTTGCTTGCCAAGAGAACTATCGTTATCCTTGCCAAGACCCAGAAAATTGGGATCAAAAACAATGTAAGAAACCATATTGTAGCGCAAACGGAACTTGTCCTGAAGATTTGACTCACTACGAAAAAAATAAAGTCGGTCAACCTTCATCAACACAACAATTACAACAAGTTCCAAGTAAAGGAGAATGCAAATGATTAACGAATTATGGTCAGGAGAGAGATATACAACTGAAGAACTAAATGCACGATTGAAGTTCTTTATTGGTATTGTTTTAGGTTTAACACTGTTTGGTATTGTATTTGTTGTTCTGTATAGTTTGATTTTTGTAACTCAGCCAATGAATGGCATGAGTCCTGTAGACAATAAATTCTTTGAATTGATTATTCCAATTGCTACATTCTTGACTGGTACATTATCAGGCATTATGTTGGCGGGTGATGACAAAGAGTTGAGAGCAAAGGCACTTGATGCTGCTAACAAGCCATATGTACCACCACCAGCACCACCTGTACCAGTTATATCCGCACCAAGTATGTTTGATTCTGCACCTGCTGTAGCGTCAGTCGCAGCATTTGCACCAGCAGTAGCAGCAGGCTTTGGTGGTAAAGAAGCACCAGCACAGCCACCACATCCAGAACTATGATTAACTTCATTGCTAAAGCATTATCTGGAGAAAATGAACAGAATCCTAGCAGCAAAAGGTTAATTACCTTTTTGGCATTCCTTTTGCTTGCTACGGGTTTTATTGCCGAATTGTTTTTTGAAAAGAAGTTGAATCCACAGACAATTGATGCTATCATGTATATTGTCCTTGGTGGGTTGGGTTTTACCGCAACTGAAAAATTTACTAACAAGGAAAAGAAATGAAAAAAGAACTTACCGTCATGTCAATGATTTTGTTTCTGCTTTTTGCACCATTGACCAAAGCAGCATTTGCCGCTGAAGAAAAGAAAGTTTGTGTCAAAGAGTTTGATAACAAAACTAAAAAAGAAAAAGAAGTTTGCAAGACCATCAAAGTTCATAAGAAACTAGAAGGCACTAAGATTCCAGAGAAGAAATAAAATGGACGGAGATGTAGCATTAAAAGTAGAGGTTGGCGTTCTCAAAGAAAAGGTCTATACACTTGTAGACCTTTGTGAGAAGATAGACCGTGTTATCGAAAAACTTACCGATAACAATACCAACATTGTCAATCAGATTTACAAAGACATGGACAAAAGAAAAGAAGATACCGTAAACGATATCAAAGAACTTCATTCACGTATTACTACCACAGACAGAAATCTATCGGACAAAATAGAACTGACTGAGCGTAGAATCATGGATGAAATCAAATCACTCCGTGACCATATCACTGAACACAATCAAAAAGAAGATGATGACCTCAAATCTTTGATGCAGTGGAAGTGGATGGTTGCCGGTGGTGTTGTCGTTGTCGCATGGATTATTTCTAACGTCAAATTCGAATACCTGGCAAAGTTTTTTAATTAATTGATTTTTGTGAGTAGTAGTGTTATAATGAATATATGGCTCTTTATATCGATGCAAAATATGTGAGAATGGTTTCTTCCCGCTTGCGTAACTTCAAGCAGAAGAATACCAATCTGTGGAATTTCTCATGCCCTTATTGTGGTGATTCCAAAACAAACTTACTCAAAGCCCGAGGCTATGTTTTTGCCAAGGGCAATGATTTATTCTATCGCTGTCATAACTGTGGAGTAGGAACAAATGTCGCCAATTTCCTCAAGCACATCGACTCATCCTTACATGGAGAGTACATACTCGAAAAATACAAGTCGGGCACAACCGGAGCCGCCAACACGTATCACAGAAAAAGTGAAGTATCACCAAGAATCGTCACCAACCCACCCAAATTTGGTCACATCCAAAAGCGCAGTATATTTGAACATGGGGAATGGCTCAGTAGTTTACCAAGTGGACATTTTTGTTTAACGTATGCAGAGAATCGACTGATTCCTGAAGAACATTATGATAAGTTGTTGTTCACTTCAAACTATAAAGCATTTTGTGATGCGCTAATTCCAAATCACGATAAAAATCTAGTTGAAGATGCAAGATTAGTTATACCATATTTCAATTATCAGAATGAATTAATTGCTGTATCTGGTCGTGCATTAGAGACAAGCGACCGCACACTACGCTATGTTACATTGAGAACAAATGATTCTGATAATAAACTTGTTTATGGTATGGACCGTGTGAATTTGAAAGAACGTGTATATCTTGTTGAAGGTCCACTAGATAGTTTGTTTTTGAAGAATTGTGTAGCAAGTGGTGATGCAAATTTATCTTTAACAGTGAAAAATATTCAAGCAGAAAAAATTACGCTTGTATTTGACAATGAACCAAGAAATAAAGAAGTGTGTAAGTTAATTGAAAATGCAATCAAATCGAATCACAATGTCGTTATTTGGCCAGATAACATTGAAGGTAAAGATATTAATGAGATGGTGTTAAATGGTTTTTCAACAGGCGAAATCCAGGAAATCATAGATAGTAATACATTTTATGGACTTGAGGCTATAGCCAAATTTACGTTTTGGAAGAAATTATGAGTGTGAAATTAATTGGTGTCACTGCACCCTGTGCGGGACATAATTCTGCTGAAGATATGATTGTGTACATGGCACGTGTGTCAAATCCTAGCAATCAGGATATGACACGGGGTGATGAGAAACTTATTCGTTATCTTATCAAAAATCAACATTGGTCACCATTTGAAATGGTCAACGTTGTTATGGAAATAAGTACAACAAGAGACATCGCAAGGCAAATCTTGCGACATAGGAGTTTTTCCTTTCAGGAATTCAGCCAGCGTTATGCCGACCCAACAAAAGATTTGGGATTTGATTTACGTGAAGCAAGATTACAAGATACAAAGAATCGCCAAAACAGTATTGAAACTGAGGACAGTGAACTGAAGTCTGAATGGATAATCAAACAGATGGATGTCATTGCAGAAGCAAAGCAAGCATATGAATGGGCGATTGAAAAGGGCATTGCAAAAGAACAAGCACGTGCAGTTTTACCAGAAGGTAATACACAATCACGTATGTACATGAATGGAAGTTTGCGTTCATGGATTCATTACTGTCAGTTACGTATGGCAAATGGCACACAAAAAGAACATATGGAAGTAGCAACAGAATGTTGGGAAATTATTAGAGATAAATTTCCAAATGTAGTAGCAGCACTAGAAAAATAACAATGGAGAAGAAATGGTAGATAAGAGCAGTATTACAATAGACCTAGAGAGAGATAAATTATTCGATGAACTCGGAATCAAAAGACTCAAAGAATCATACATGCGTGAGGATGAAACAAGTCCTCAAGAAAGATTTGCATTTGTATCCGCTGCCTTTGCAACTGATAATGCTCATGCTCAAAGGCTTTACGATTATAGTAGCAAGCATTGGTTATCTTATTCTACTCCTATTTTATCTTTTGGTCGTTCTAAGCGTGGCCTTCCTATTAGTTGCTTTCTTCCCTATTTGGATGATTCAGCAGAAGGTTTGGTCAATACTCTTTCGGAAGTAAATTGGTTATCAATGTTAGGAGGCGGAGTTGGAATTGGATTGGGTATTCGTTCTGCTGATGATAAGTCCGTCGGCATTATGCCTCATTTACGTACTTACGATGCATCTTCATTGGCATATAGACAGGGTCGTACACGCCGTGGGTCTTATGCTGCTTATCTGGATATATCTCATCCTGATATTATTTCTTTTTTAGAAATGCGTAAGCCCACGGGTGATCCTAATTTACGCACATTGAATTTACATCATGGAATTAACATCACAGATGACTTCATGCAATTAATTCAAACATGTATGGCAGACCATGATGCTGATGATACATGGGAACTTAAAGATCCACATAGTGGTGAAGTAAGAGATAAAGTTTCTGCACGTGAATTGTGGCAACGTATTCTCGAAACACGTATGCTAACTGGTGAGCCATACATTCACTTTATTGATACAAGTAATCGTTTGATGCCGGAATTTCAAAAGAAAAAAGGTCTGAGCATCAAGCAATCAAATCTATGCAGTGAGATTATTTTACCTACAGATAAACAGCGCACAGCAGTTTGCTGCCTTTCTTCTGTAAACTTGGAGTATTATGATGATTGGAAGAGTAATGAACTTTTTCTGCGGGACGTGGCGGAAATGCTTGATAATGTACTTCAGTATTTTATTGACAATGCTCCTGATGCTATTCACAGAGCCAGGTTCTCTGCTGAACAAGAGCGCAGTATTGGTGTGGGGGCTCTTGGTTATCATGCTCTTCTTCAGAAAAAAAATATTGCGTTCGAATCTGCTGTAGCAAAGTCATTCAACAATCAAGTATTCAAACATATCAGAGAGAAACTAGACAATGCAAATCTTGAACTCGGCAAAATTCGTGGTGAGGCTCCTGATGCACTTGGTACTGGCCAACGTTTTTCTCATCTCATGGCTATTGCACCCAATGCTTCTTCTTCTATTATTATGGGCAATACTTCTCCTAGCGTGGAGCCGTACCGTGCAAACGCCTACAGACAAGATACACTCTCAGGAGCACACCTGAACAAAAATAAATTCTTGGATAAAATCATCAAGGAGAAATGTGATGCAGACAGCAAATTGGATTATCAAGAAATCTGGTCATCTATCATTGCAAACGACGGTTCCGTCCAGCACTTGGATTTCCTGGATGAATACACCAAGGATGTCTATAAAACTGGTATGGAAATTGACCAAAGATGGGTTGTGGACCACGCCGCTGACAGACAACATTACATTGACCAGGCGCAATCCATTAACCTCTTTTTTAGACCTGATGTGAATGTTAAATACCTACATGCAGTACACTTTCAGGCATGGAAACAAGGACTGAAAACATTGTATTACTGCCGTTCAGAGAAACTAGCAAAGGCCGACAAAGTATCCAAAAAGATCGAACGTGAAATTATACAAGAGATCGATTTGAAGCAACTGGCTACAGAGGAGGTCTGTTTAGCGTGTGAGGGCTAAATGACGTATGAAATAAATTCAAAAAAACCAAAGCCGCATCCAAAAAGGCCAACTTACAAGGAAAAAACTCCTGTTCAAACACAACCAAAGAAGAAAGAACAGGAGAATAAAAAAGAAGAAAAATGAGTTGTACAATTGCTCTTTTCGTACAGCATCCTAAATGTTCTGTACAATCAACAAATGGTGTAATCAAGGCATTAGGTAAAGACTATAACTATAAAGTATTCACGAAACATGAAACGGAAGACGATTTCTTTGATAATGTGGATCTTATCTGTTTTCCTGGCGGTGTCGGTGACGCTGATTCCTATACTGTATGCTTTAAACATCATGAACGAAGTATCAGACGCTACATTAGGAACGGTGGTAGGTATCTTGGAATTTGCATGGGTGCTTATTGGGCTGACAGGAATTATTTGGACATTATGGACTCTGTGGAATGCAAACAGTACATTCGTCGCACGAACACCTGTACAAGAAGGTCGTATAGCAAAGCAGTGGATTGTGACTGGAACGGCAGACAGGGCAAATTCTTCTTTTACGATGGTCCTGCATTTATCGGAGATGAGTCCCGCTATGAAGTTGTTGCACGATATACCAATGGAGACCCTGCTGCAATCATCCAAGGAAAAATTGGACTGATAGGTCCACATTTAGAAGCAGAAGAGTATTGGTACGATAAACCATATTTGCATAAACATTGGAATGATAATCAACATCACGCACTTTTAAGGGAGTTTGTGAATAAATTATTGGAGAAGTAAAATGATATTAGATATGATTGTGTGGGGTTTCTTTAGTGCATGGGGATGGATTGGTGCTAACACTATCAAAGATAAAGTTTGGCCTGAGCCACCTGCGGTGGTGATAGTACAACCCACAGAAAAGAAAGAGTGAAATGTGGGCTTATTTTTTCACTTTTATCTGTATGTTGTTTACAGATATAGTTTATACTTTATTGCTGAAGTCTGTGCAGAATGATAAACCACTAGCAGCAAGCATTTGGGCATCAGCAATTACATTTTTAGGTGGTGTAGCTGTCATCAATTACACCACAAATAATATGATGATTATACCAGCAGTGTTGGGTGCTTTTGTGGGCACATATATCGGCATGAAATTTCACTTGAAAGATAAAAAATGGCTCACTTAGTAGCAAACATACCACCAGTTCATTGTTACATTCGTAAAGAGTTTCTTTATGACTTTGAGAAGGGACATAATGAATACGAACCTTGCATTTGGGTTTCAATTAAAAGCATACGTGGACAAGCATTTAGAATAGAGGCATACTTACCAAACTATGGCGCAATTTATGACAAACTACCTCTCCATGCGTTCGTATCACGCTCAGAGAATCTTGACCCTAAAAAGTTTTTACCTTTAGACGTATTGCAAATTTGGGACTGTTTCAGTTATGATTTCACTGTAGTACAAAAAGCCTTTCTGCGTAATCTGTC